CATCTTCAAGCTTTCATTTAACATGGCTATTACTCGTGGGCTCATCTCCTCGTGCAAGCTAGTTTTTGGACTGCTTTTGACATTTTTCTGGACCTCTCGGAGTTGGGTAAACATAGCGTTGTCACTGCCCTTAGTCTTCATTGTGTCCGGATATGTCCTTGCCACTCTCCCCATCACTTTTCCATTATTGGTAATATGGATAGTTTTGGAAGCCCGCCGCAACGTTGATTTTCTGTCCGTTGCTGGCCGTAAGTTGGTCGTGGAATTGCGTGAGCAGTTCCATGATGATGAGGAAAGCACTGACCTCATGGATGGGGTTACTGGAGCATCAGTTCGTACTAACACAGATGGGCCTACAGCTGTCCATGTTAAGACTGACTGCTCCAAGATCACATCTCACAGTAAAGCCGCCATGAGACTTGCTTTCTTCGCTATCTCCAAGGTAGGATATCTTGACAATACCAAAGTCAATGCCAAGATCTACGAAAAGACCATTCTTAATGAAATGGAAAAACGTGGATTCAGGTATACTGATAGAGTCAAGATCCTGCCACAGGCTATTGTTTGTTGCTTCCTGAAGGATGAAGGGACTACTACAGCGTTTGAGGTTCTCCACCATATGGTGGTTAACCCCGCTGTTGTTCCATAGGGAGGCCTATCATGTCTCACCGGTGTTAGCTCTGAGCCTAAGATTCATAAACCTGCTAATTGGGCTAGCCCTGGTGAGTGTATGGAGGTTCGTGAAGGACCTTCCCTTGGAAAGGAGAGGAAATGGTACCGGCTTGTTGGTATCTCCTCTGCCTACGAGTACATCGTGCATAATCACACTCTCTCGAATGTTATTCGGGGTCTTAACGAGAGAGTGTTCTGCGTCGTGAAGGACGGCATACTTGTTCGACCACCTAGACCCGCTCCTGGTCATTTCCATCGAAAGATGAAAGTTGTCCGGAGTGCTCTCTCTGAGATACTTCCACGTGTCCCCATGATATCCACTGACGATTTTGTTGGTGCGTATCAAGGCCGACGACGTGAGCTGTACCAGAGAGCAGCCGACTCTCTCCTGGTTATCCCATTAACCGTTCGTGATTCACATCTGTCAACGTTTGTCAAGGCGGAGAAAATTAACATCACTCTTAAGAGTGACCCCGCACCCAGGATCATTCAGCCGCGTGATCCCAGGTATAATGTTGCAGTTGGGCGTTACTTGAAACCTTTAGAAAAGCCTCTTATGCATGCTATTGATGTCCTCTTTGGTGAGGCTACTGCTATGAAGGGCTACACAGTCGAAGAACTGGGTAGAATCATGCATGCTAAGAGCTTACGTTTTTCCGACCCAGTTTATATTGGGTTAGATGCTTCCAGGTTTGATCAACATTGTTCTGTTGACGCTCTCAGCTGGGAACACTCCGTTTATAATGATGTATTTGGCTGTTCGGAATTGAAGAATCTACTTAAACAACAGCTACAGAATACCGGAGTTGCACACACCCCTGATGGCAGAGTGAAGTACTCTGTCAATGGTTGCCGTATGTCGGGTGATATGAATACTAGCATGGGGAATTACCTCCTCATGTCTGGCATGATTTACTCGTTTTTACGTGACTTCCAGATCCTCGATTCTAGCTCCTTAGCTAATTGTGGGGATGATTGTGTGCTGTTTACAGAGCGAAAGCACCTCAAGACCATAATAAGGCATTTGCCTGATTGGTTTTTGAAAATGGGCTTTACAATGAAGGTCGAGAAACCTGTGTTCGAACTCGAGGAAGTGGAATTCTGCCAAATGAGACCTGTTTACACTAGTTATGGGTGGACAATGTGTCGGAATGTAAAGACTGTTCTCAACAAAGACCTTGGCTGTGTTAGTAAGATAACCAACCAAACCGAACTCCTTAGATGGATGGGTGCCCAACATGAGGGCGGTTCTCGCGTTTTTCGTGGGATACCTGTGTTGAGTCAGTTGTTTTTACAGTTCCCCCAATATGATGCTAGAAATATTGCATCTGAGTTTCATGGCGAATACAAGTTTTACACGATGGCGAAGAACAAGACTGCTGTTATTAGTGATGAGTGTAGGTTTAGTTTCTGGAAGGCCTTTGGCCTCACTGGAGATGATCAACTACTCATAGAGAACCAGCTACGTTCTTGGGTACCTAACACCCGACCCTGTGAACAGCTCCCTGTTCAACAGTGTTTAGGTGACTTTGCCACCTGAAGACTAAACCACTTCTCCCGCTTATGAGTATACTGTCCTTATTCTCTGACCACGCCTCCGATTTAGATTATTATAGTGAGTACACTGTCGATTTAGAGAGCTCTTATTCCGAATCTCTTGTCTCTATCGATCTAGAGAGCACTTACGCTGAGTCAATCATTTCTGAAGCAGTTATCGATTCTGCCGCCTTCCCAGAGATCTTACCTTTTGTCGTTGTCCCCGCAATCTTATACGAAGCTTATCATCTATGGCAAACTCGCAAAAGCGTACCCCCAACCAAGGCAGCCGTGCCCAAACCAACAAGCGTCAACCGGCCAGGACTATCTCTAGACCCCAGCGTCCCATTCGTCGAGCCCCTGTATCCAGGCTGGCTCCTACGACCTACACGACGGCGCCGGCGGCGATAGGAGCAGTCAATCGTGGAATTCCCCCCCGCATCATCACCTCTGCTGATGGTGTGCGTGTGTTAGGTGAAGACTACATTGCCACTGCTTCCGCCCTGTCTAGCTTGAACACTACCTGGGCCACAGTTGTTGGATTTGCTGTCACCCCCTATGGTATGGGCAGTAATACGCTTTCCGACCTTTCTAGGTCCTACGCTGAGTACCGTTTTAACAAACTCATGGTCTGCTTCGTTCCTGCTGTTGGCACTTCTGCCAATGGCCAATTTGCTCTTTATAGGAAAAGTCAGAGGGCTGACCCACACTTAGATCCGAACGGCTCCAATTTCTTCGCTTACGTCTTGAACCAGCGGAGTGGTGTCATTGGTCCTGTGTGGCAACCTTGTTCTTTTGAAACTGACAATTCCCGGGACTGGAGGTCTACTGTTCCCCTTGAAGCTATTGACATCAATGATGATGCTGATGGCGAGGTTTTCCTCGCCACTAATAACAATGTTGCTTCCGGCAGTAGTCCTCCCATTGGCATTCTGAAGATTATGTATGATTTGCAGTTTCGAGGGTTCCGTCGAAATCCTCGTGCTGCTCTCATACCCGTGGCCAATCAGATTTACCAGAATATCTCCCTAGGAGCTTCTGGCGCTGCCGTCACCTTAGGTGGTTCCTTATCTGGCATCTCCATTATTGGAAATGACCAGACTGGAAATCCATCTAGTGCCCCCTCTGGGCTGGCCCAAGGTGACGTGTTTAAATTTGTTGTTGACTCCAATCGCTCTTCTTATGGCGCAGCTAATGTCAACACCCTTATTGCTGAACTTTTACTTGGTGGTAACCGAGTTGTGAATATCAGCAACGGGTTTACGTGTTGGGCTGTATACGGTGGCACTTCGTTTGCTCTGTACCCTACACTTGCTGCTGCCTTAGCACTGTCTCAGACTTATGTCTGGGGTTTGACTAGTGCTAGTCTCACTTTTAATCTCGTTGGCATGATCAGTCTTGTTGGTAATGTGCTTGCCACTGCCAACTCTGATATATGATCATAAGCACCCCTCTTCCTAGCTGACCACGTTGGCGGCACTGAAAATTGACCATTTTCTATCTTTATTATGGAAATTGTATCTATTGACGGTGAAATAGTGGAGGGTTGGATACCAGAACGTTCTACGTCTGAGTATTCTGTTCGTAACACTTTGGAAGTAAGGAGGAAGACTGTGCTAGACCTTGTCCCTGCTGGTATATTACTCAAAGCACGTCTCCCCCGGCATGGTTTCTATGTACCACATGATGTGAACATAGTCGTTACGCCACATATTTCTGAACATACTGGCACCAGAGCTAGGTTGGGTATTCGTGATTCACGTGATTTAGATATCTCTCGGTATCTGTACAGGTCCCCCGAGTTTAACTTGGGCATTGGACTCAAGGTCACTGGATCTCAATTACCTTTCTGTCTTCCCATGGGTGATTTTCCCATTCAGGTTGAACTTACTATGCTCGGCTCTGCCTTCAATGGCAAAAGTCGGGTTTGCTCTATATCTTGCCAGTGGTCTCTCACATGGTCATCCGGACCATTTTGTAGAACCCAGTCTTCTTTTAAGACTGATGTTATTAGGCGCCTTAACGACCCTAAGGTTGATTACCTTTTGAGTAAAGAGAGAGATAGTGATGCCGAGGTTAATTATTTAACTGGTTCTTCCGATCGTGCGGTGGTACGGGCTGAGGGTGGTTCCTCTAGCATGCGTAGCCACGGACGGAGTAGGGGGGTTAGCTCCCGGAATCATGTTACTCAACACATGACATCACACCACAATTGA